GTCCAACAAAGCCCCGGAAAGAATTTCCGGGACTTTCTTGGACTTTAGTTGACGGAGGCAGAGCCGGAAGCGCCTTTGATGCGGACTCCGGGGAGTGAGTCTGAAAGACGTTTTAAGTAACCCATAGCTTTGCCGAAGGTAGTGTCGGAAATTTCACCTTCGTTGCGCATAGTTTTAAGCAGTTCGAGAGCCTGATCGCCCTGGACGTTAACCAGGTGCGAGCGCATACCTTCGGTAATGCCCTGGGCTTTGAGAAGTTGGGTGAACTGATGGGTTTTATCTATGTCAGCAATGCTGACGTTTTGAAGAACTTTTTTAAGAGCGGTGTCCTCTTTGAGATTTTCAGCTGCTGCTTTAGCAGTGTGTGTTTGATTGACCACTAAGTCTTGCTCAAGCTTGGTTTTTTTGGTTTGGGAGGCTTTGAGAAAAGTGTCCATGTATGTGTTGTTAGTGCTAGCAGCAGAGAGTTTTTCGTCTTGAGCGGTTTTCTCTTTAAGTTGGTTCGTAAGCATGGCTTCCGAGATTGTTTTAAACGCGGACATAGCCGAGTTAATGGCAGGACCGAGTTCTTCCTTAATTTCAGCGGTAGCGCCTTGAGGTGACGAAGCACCGGCACCGCCGGTGCCAGAAAGTATAGGGTTGAGGCCCGCTGCGCGGAGGTCTGCGACTTCGCGCTGATGCGCGGTCGAAGACATGCGTTCTTGAAACGCCATTTGTTCGCGGGCCATTTTCATATTTGCCTTATTGGCAGAGCTGGCAGAAGACATGCCAGCAAGGCCGGAGACAGCAGCTCCGGCAAAAGCACCCCAACTCATATAAGTGTCCTCAGAAGTGATCGATTAAGCCCGGCACGCCGTAAACCGGCATCGGCCGGGCAGTGCGGACGGTAAAGTGTGAGTCGAAAAGGAAATGAGGTTCGCTTGGAACAGCGATAACCCGATCAACGGGAGGATTTTCGACAATAAAGGTTTTATCGAGGACAGGCGCAGAAGCGAAGTGTTGGGAAAGGTGCCAAGAATCAAGAGATTGTGGAGCAGTGGAGCGGAAAAGGCCGGTGATAGTGGACGGCTTGTAACGGTATTCCGCAAAGCGTTCTTGATAGCCGAAGACTTTATCGTCTGCGGCTTTAACGCCAGTGGCGAAGATTTCTTTTTGAAGAACTGCTTGCTCACCAATATGAGACAGGGCAGGCCAATAGAAGTCGAAACGAGTTTTCCGACTCCACATACGGTTAAGACCTTGTTGATAGGTAAGATCGGCACGAACAGAAACAACGCCAATAATTAAGCAGTGTTCTGTAAACGAAGTGGTGAAGCCATGGTCTTGCAAAAGCGAAGTACCAACGGCAGCCAAGTTGCCTTGTGGCGTGTCAGAAGGGCCAGTGCCGGAAGTTTGAGGAATGGGAGAAACATTAACGGGGGTTGAACCCCCGCCGAGATACTCGGGACGTTGAAGACGAGCGTCAGGAGAAGTAACCCCGAAGTGTGACCGAATAAGCTCGGTGTAACGGGTGCCGCCTCGGGCGTCACGCTCGAAGATTTTTTGAATTTGAAAGGCTTGCCGAAGGCTGTTGATTGTGGCGGCAGTGGCTTGACTAAGGTCAGCATAAATATTGGGCACATGACCGCCGGTACCAGAAGTGCCAGCAGATTGGACTTTATCAAGAAAGCCAACTTGAACGTTTTGGGTAGACCAAACACGAGAGCCAGTAGGGATAGTAGTACCACCAGATTCGTACATAAGGCCGTCAGTAGCACCGTTAGCTACTCCAGCTTTAATAGCAAAACCCTTGACAGGGGCAGAAAGCCCCAAGGGAATTTGGACGCCCGGCCCCTTTTGGGGCCAAGGAAGGCAGGAAGTGAAATAGTCGTGACGTTTACCACGACGTTGCAGAACGTAATCAGCAGGAGAATCAGGGCCGTCACCAGTTGGGACTTTAAGAGAGTCTTGAAGGTTTTGATCTCGGAACCATTCGTTCCAGATCAAGTTATAAGCGCGATGCCAGAGTGCGCTATGGCTGAGATTAGGAACCCCAGTGGGGATTCCAAAGTAATCAGAAAGTGAACTAAGGGCGTAGCCAGTGTTAGCAGGCGAAACCATTTGTGGAATAACAAAATCCGTGGAATCCCCCGGGTTTTTTTGTTCGCCGTTGAATTTTTGCCAGTTGTCCCATACGAGACGCATAGGGACTGAAAAATAGTGAGTTTCCAAATACATGTTATCCATGATTGGAAAGATAGGTGTAGCAAGACGGGCAAAGCCCGTCATTTTGAGGTTGAAGGTATCACCCGGAAGTGCTTCGTCAACGAATACGGGTATAAGAAGGCCGGCATCGAACGTGGTTTTGTAACCGTGGGAACGGTCGAAAGACGAACGGGGTATGTCGGCTTTTGGAACTTGTGAAAAGACATGAGATTTACTCTGCCGAGGTTGCATTTTCAAATTAAACGTCATCGGAAGTTACCTCAGGTTTGTTTACGAGAGTGATAGCCAAGGCAAGCTGATGAGGCGTGATAGTAGTTATTTCGCAGGTTTGGTCATCGAAAGTACCAAAGTGGAACAGCGAAAAGTCGCGTGGATACTTGGAGATTTCAGACGCAGGGTCATTAGCGGCATATTGAAATGCACGCATTGCGGTGGAGATGTTTTCAGAGAAAAACGGAGTGCAAAAGGTTTTCGAACCGTTGTCGAAAACAGAGAACATATCGCGGATCATTTAGAGATTCCTTGTTAGTGGTTTGATTGTAGCGAGCTTGACTTCTTCCCTTACAGCAAGACGTTCAGGGGTAGAATCCGAGGAACGGAGGAGAGCTTTTTCAGCTCGTAGGAATTTGGTTTCTTCATAGAGGAACGGATCTTGTTTTTCAAGTCGTTTGTCATAGTAACGGGGGGTTTTACGCTTTTTGCCCTTGACCAGGACAAAGTCGGATTTAATGATTTCATCTTTAAACTTCTCATAAAAGTTGAGGCCGATAGCAGGTCGGGTGCTCATGTGGATGTATTCGGGGAGTAGATCGTAAACTTCCCCGGTAGTTGTATTAACAGAGGTGTAATGGTCTTTAGCCATTTGACCAGTAACTTTTTTCATTATGTAACGCGCGACGTAGCCGCACGAGTCAGGAGAGACAGCGCCAATGAGGCATTGACCATGTCCCCAAAGTTTTTGAAGAGTTTCGGAAGTATGTAATACGTCACCTTTAGCGCCTCTAGAGTAACGGCGCTTATCGGCAAAGTCATAGCCGAAAATAAGTGCGTGATAGTGAGGGCGGCGTGTTTGATCGCCATATTCGCCACAGGCGAAAAAGCGAATGCCGCCATTAGTGTGTTTTCTAAGACGTTTAAGAAAGTCTTGAAAGTGTTTTTTATTAAGAGAACCATCTTTTGGAAGATGGTCATCATCATAAGTGCAAGTTAGAAAGCAACTTGCGGTGTGCATTTTGGATTCGTGAATTAAACGAGCTTGCCATTCGGAAGCACGATCCAAGCGGCAGCCGATGCAGCCGCCACAGGGAATGTCAGTGCGTGTGCCGTCGATACCCAAATTTTCAGAGAAAACGATAGATCGTTTTCCCGAGGGATTTACGAGGCGTGAACGCCAGACGGGCACAGGCTTATAGCAAGGCATCAGAGGCGAATACCGCCACGCATGGGCGCGCCACGGAGGTTGGCTTTGTGAGTTTTAGAAGCGGTTTTAGAAAAAAGCTTTTTAGAGCTTTTTGTAGGGATTTTTGAACGCTTTTTCATGATTACACCTTCGGTGTGGATGGTTAAGACACTGGGAGTGTCATGGGGCATATTGAGATCAAGGAATACAATATGCCCCGACGCTATGTCAAGCGGTTGGTGGAGACGGCTCAGGAGCCGGTGTAGGAGGCGCTATAGGCGCCTGTGAGGGGCCTCCAACTGGAGGCTGTGGGTTACGTAGGGCATCTACAGCTTCGTCGCTGAGAAGGCCCATGGCGGCCAATTCAGGCCGATTTTTTTCCTGAGAACAGAAGTCAAGGAAAGCGGCGGGATCGTTATCGAACTGAGAACGAATCGCCGAAGGGAGTTCTTCGAACATTGAGAAGGCTCCAGCGACGTAGTCCATTGCGTCGCGGAAGTCTTCTCCAGAGCAGTCCATGTACTGCGGAGCTGCCTCGTTGATATGGAACATTTCGCCAGTGGCGAGGTACTGACGCATGATGTTGTTGATGTCGCACTCGTCGGCAAATTCTTGCCTAGTGTGTGGGGAATCGTCAGGGAACGCGATTTGTGTTTTAAGTTTTTCTGAGTACGCGGAACGGAACTGATTCCCGATAACAGGAGTAAGTACGGTGCGTGAGTCTGGATTGTATGACATGCGTTAGATCCTATGGTGAGTCCAACAAAGCCCCGGAAAGAATTTCCGGGACTTTCTTGGACTTTAGTTGACGGAGGCAGAGCCGGAAGCGCCTTTGATGCGGACTCCGGGGAGTGAGTCTGAAAGACGTTTTAAGTAACCCATAGCTT